TTAAATCCGCCTGGCGCCCAGGCTGACGGCCCGCGCCAGCATCTGGGCGATCTGCGCCTCGGACCGCAGCAGGGCCGGCGCCCCGCCGTCCACCGCCACATTGACCGTCACGCCCCCACCGCCGACCGGCCCGATCTCGCCGCCCGTCGTCGGCCGAAATATCTCCGGTCCGCGCTCGCCGACCAGATAGGCTGCACCGCCCAGCACCGGCCCGCCGTCCGCCCGAGCCCCGCCGAAGCTGGACATCACCGACTGGATCGCCGCGCTCAGCCCGCCGCCCTGCGATCCCGCCGCCGCATTGACCGCATTCAGCACCGCCCTCGCCAGTTCGGCCAGCGACACCTCCCCGTCCGCCGCCGCCCGCGCCAGCGATCGCGTCAGACTGTCGCCCGCCCGCCCGAACGCCGCCTCGATGGCGTCCGCCGCCTCCTGCGCCGGCGCCTTCAGCGCCTCCAGCGCCGCCCCGGCTTCGGCCGCTCTCAGCGCGACCTGATCGATCCCGTCTCGCCCGAACTCATCCGCCATCCGGCCAACCCTCCATCAATCGCGCCAGTCCCTCGCGCCCCAGCGGCGCCGTGCCGCGCGGCGCCTGCGTCAACATCCGCCACTCCTTCAGCGACAGCCGCCAGAACGCCTCCGGCGCCACGCCCAGCGCCGCCGCCAACCGCAACATCTCGCCCCAGGGCGTCACTTGGCGGCCGCCGCAAACGCCTGCGCTACGGCGACCGCCGCCTCGCGCGGATCGACCGCCGCCACCTCCGGCTCTACATCCCCGCCGCCGCGCAACACCGCCGCCAGCACGATCATCAAATCCCGCGCCGACAGCGTCTTCATTCGCTCGGCGACCGCCGCCATCCCATCGACATCCAGCCCCGTCTCGATCGCCGCCAACGCCCCCAGCGTCAGACAGGCCCGACGCCGCGCGCCGCCGATTTCAACGAGCACTTCACCCCGAACGCCGTTCATCACATCTCCAAGTTCGATTTCGTGAGCGGTGAATCGTGATGCGTGATCGATGCTTCTCCTCACGATTCACGCTTCACGATTCACACAGTCATATCGCGCTGAACCCGATGGCCCCGGCGCTGGCCAGGCTCAGGGCGAAGGTCGCCTCCCCCTCGTGCTCGCCGGCGTATTCCAGCGCCGCCACTAGGAACGGTCCCTCCAGCACCCCAAAGTCCGGCACGATCAGCCGCCACCGCTTCGCCGCCTGATCGAAGAAGGCCTCGCGCACCAGGGCGTCCGACGCCGCGTCGCGGAAGATGCCCTGCCCCGACACCGCCGCCGACTTCACGCCTGCGCCAGCCAGCAGCTCGCGCCACCGCCCCGCGCTGTCTCCGTCGGTCGCATCCACCGTCTTGGCGTTCAACGAGATCGTCCGCGCCCTCAACCCCGCCACCGTCGTGAACACGCCCGGCGCGCCCTCGATCTTCAGCAACATGTCCTTGCCGGCCTGTGCCGTCATCGCTCAATCCTCCCTCGTGAAGCGCAGCGAAACGGGGGAGGGGGACCACGAAGTGGTGGAGGGGGCGGACACGCGCTCCATCGCCTGATTTCCACACCCGGTCCGCTTTTCGCCCCCTCCACCATGCTACGCATGGTCCCCCTCCCCCGCTGTCGCGGAGGAGGATCAAATCTCTTCCGTGACCGCCCTCAGCCGCACGACCGCATAGGTCCGCCGCCCGTCGCCCGCGCGGAACACGTCCGCAAATGTCGCCCTCAGGGTCGCCGTTCGCACCCCGTCGGCCTCCAGCACGGCCTCGTGCAGACAGGCCCGCACCGCCGCCGCCACCGCCTTGGCCTCTTCCGATCCCGCGAACCGCGACACGCCCGTCAGGGTCAGCCTCTGTTCGACCCCGCCCCCGTCGGCCGCCACCGGCCGGCTCTCGCACCGCCCGATCACCAGATGCGGAAATGCAACGTCCTCCGGCGCCCCGAGAGCGGCGAAGTCGAACACCCGCCCGCCCAGCAGCGCCCCGACCGCCGCATCCCCCTTCAGCGCCGCCAGCACCGCCTTCTGCAACGCGCTTTCATGATCCCTCATCGCACCCGCTCCAGATCCAGCCTGACCCGCCCCGGCCGCACATCCTGGGTCGCAACGATCCGCCAGTCCGCCCCGCCGAAGCGCAGCACCCGCCCGACCGCCAGCCGAGGATCCGCCCGCGCCTCCGCGCCCATCGTCTCGACCGCCCGCCTCTGATCGCCCTCGCCGCGTTCGGTCTGGCTGCGCGCCCCGCACTTCAGCCAAGCCGACCCCACCGCCTCGAACGTCACGCTCCGCCCGCCGTAAGCCGTCTCAGCCTCCACCGGCTGGAACAGCCCCGCCAACATCCTCACAACCGCACCACGCGATACGGCGCCAACCAGCCCTCGACCGGCTCGACCGCCACCGGCTCCCCCCGCTCATAGGCCCGCAGCACCAGCATCAGGATCGCCAGCCGCAACGGCGCCGGCGAGGTCGATGTCAGGCCCAACCCCACATCCCCCTCGACCTTCGCCTGCGCCGCCTCGATCAAGGTCTGGATCAACCCGTCCTCGGCCTCATGCTCGACCCGTAGAAACAGCTTCGCCTCCGCCACCGTCACCGGCTGCGCCATGGCAATCTCCATTAAAAAAATCAGACCTCTCCCTCCCCCACGGGGGGGGGGTGGTCGAGCCGCAGGCGAGACCGGGTGGGGAGGGCCAGGAAATCCGTATCCGGTTGCCTTGCCGCCCCCACCCGGCCGCTACGCGGCCTGCCCTCCCCCGCAGGGGGAGGGAGAAACGAGCGCAATCAGATCAGCTCGCACTGAACTTCATCACCTTGATCGCGTCGAAGTTCTGCACCCCGCCGCCCACGCGCTTGGTCGTGTAGAACAGCACATAGGGCTTGGCCGAATAGGGATCGCGCAGCACCCGCACCCCCGCGCGATCAACGATCAAATACCCCCGCTGAAAGTCCCCGAACGCGATGGACAGGCTGCCCGCCGCCACATCCGGCATGGTCTCGATCTCGGTGACCGGATAGCCGAGCAGGCTCGCCGTCTCGGCCAACCGCGTCGCCGGCTGCCAGATGTAGTTGCCGTCCGCGTCCTTGAACTTGCGCACGGCCGAGACCGTCTTGCGGTTCATCACGAACCGGCCGCTCGGACGATATTGGGCCTTGGGCGCATAGATCAGGTCGATCAGGCGATCCGCCGGACTGGTCGCCGCAAAGCCGCCCGCCGCGCCCGAGGCGACATAGCCGATCTGACCCCAGACCTGGCCCGCGTCCGCCACGGTCGGATAGGACAGCAGACCCTTGGGCTTGTTCACCCCGTCGCCATTGACGAAGGCGGCGGTCTCCTGCGCCGCAAAGGCGTCCTCGACCTCGGCCGCCAGCCATTCGTCCAGATCGACCATGGCGTCGTCCAGCAACGCCTGCGTCGCCGCCGGATTGGCGTAGAGATCGGCCGACGGAAACTCCAGCAGGGCCAGGGTCGCCGGGTCCGTCTCGGGCCGTGCGGCCGTCTCCGCCACCCAGCCGCAGGCCACGCCCGCCGTCGAAACCGGCTTTCTGAACACGCCGGCCGCCACGGTGCGCACCGTGGCGATCTCGCGCATCGGACTGGCCGCCATCAGACGCCGCTCGATGGCCCGTTCGGTCTCGTACGGCACCACATAGCCGCCCGAGGTCGCCCCGCCCGACAGGCCCGCCTTGACCTCCAGACCGCTGGCCAAATGAGGGGACTGTCCCGTCTTCAGATAGCCGTCCCACGCCGCCTTCGCTTCGGGCGCAGACGCCGGCTCGGCCGGTTCGCCGCCGATCGCCGGGCGACGGCTCTGGCTCATCACCCGGTCCAGCCGCGCCTGGGCCGAGGCGACCGCCTGGTCGATGCGCGCCACCTTCTCCTCCAGCAGCACATCGGCCGCCGCCTTCTTCTCGATCTCGCCCAGCCGGACGTCGTTCGCCCCTTTGAACGCCTCGAACGCCGCCATCATCTCGCGCACGACATCGCGCGCCTCGGGCTGGCCCGAAGCCTGTTTGGTCTCTTTCATGGTGTCTCCTGCTGAAACGATCCTCCCCCGCGATGCGGGGGAGGGGGACCGCCGAAGGCGGTGGAGGGGGCGGCCGCGTCGCGACCTTCCCATTTCGCGAGCGGCCGTCATCGGCCGCCCGAAACCTGTGATTGCGGCGGCTTCAGGCGACCGCTAGGCTCGCCTCATGCCCGCGCCGATCTTCGTCGAAGCCGATCTCTACAGCCCGCTGCTTCATGCAGCCGCGCTGATCCTTTTCGCGATCCTCTTCCCGCCCGGCACGCTTTCAGCAGGGCCGCGACGTGTGGCCCGCTGGCCATGGGCGGCGGCCATTGGCCTTCCGGTCATTTTCTACACGATTACCGATATCATCCTTGCCGCCCTGCATCGCGGCGCGGAGGCTCAAGGCGAAAGCGGCCTGCCCTACCGCGCGGCGCAGGTTGCCATACTCGTCCTGATCGTCGGCATCGTGGTTTTGATGCTGCGTCGCAAAGCTGCATCCAAGTCGTCCTAGCGCCCCATGTCCCACCTGACGCCCCTGGAAAGCGCCGTCATGGACGCCATGATCTGGCAGATGGGCGACAGCGTGCCGGACCTGCGGGCACAGGTCGCCGCCAGTTCGCCGGGACTGCGTCGCAACACCGGCGCCGGTCTCTATTCCCAGATCGTCGTCGATGCGGACCGCGCGACCGCCAACCCGGACGCCACCGGCCTATTCGGCACCGTCCATGCCATGGTCGCCGGCCTGCCCGACCCCGTCGGCTTCCAGATCGAGCTGCGCCAGGGCCGGCTGACGGCCCTGCATGGCCAGAGCTATGGCCAGGACACCCGCGCCATCGACTTCTCGACCACCGCCTTCGAAGAGGTCTTCACCGTCGACGAAGCCGGCCGCTCGATCCTGTTCCGCCCCGCCCGGCGCGCGCCGGATCCGATCCCGCCCAGGCCCAGACCCACCGCCCGACCGACCGCTGCGCCCGCCGCCCAGGCCGCGCCAAAAGCGCAACCCAAACCCGCGCCCCAACCGGCATCCAAGCCCTCCGATCACGCCCTGCCGTCCGCCGCCGCCTCGCCGGGCCTGGCCGAGATCATCGCCGGCCTGTCCAACCCCACGGCCTCGCGCGGCGGCCAGCTGGCCCTGGTCTATCTCGGCGCCTATGCGCTGGCGGCCGTCTTCATCCTGTTCGCCCACTTGGTTCTGCACGTCGGCTGGATCTTCGGCCTGGTGCTCGCTGGCTGGGCCTTGCGCTACATCCACGGCAAGAAGGGCCGCGCCCAGATGGCCGCCCTCGCCGAAACCCTCGACCGCAACGGCGCTTTCCAGGCCCTCAAGCCAAACTGAAACTGGCGCGGCCTTGCGGCCCCGGCTTCGCTTCCCAACTCAAAGCTAGAAGGGGAGCGCCGTGTTTGGATTGTTCTTTCATCCCAAACGATCCGACGCCGTGCGCGCAGTGGCCGTGCGTGTCGTGCCGGGTCAACATTGCGGAGAGACCACGGATGCGCCTCCGGCCGTCGTCGTCTCCAAGTCTCTGCCCGACCCTCAAGCCAAACTGAACCGCGCCCTCGGCAGCATCGGAAACGTCACCAACGACACTTCCCACAGCTCGACCGCGCTCAGCACGCGCAGCCGTCCCTGACGCCGGGCCCGCGCCGTGCGGTAGCCGATCGACAGCCCATCCAGCGCCCCGGCCCGGCTCAACGCCCCGGCGAACCGCGCCTCGGCCGACCAGTCCTCGATCCGGCCGCGCACGAACAGGCCGCGCGCATCCTCGATGATCTGCTCCCAGACCCCGACCGGCGCCCGCGCATCGTGCTGGTTCAGCATCCGCACCCCCTCAGCGCCCGTCTTGGCCAGACTGTCCGCAAACGCCCCCGCCTGCACCACGTCCCCGTTCAGATCCGCCACGCCCCACAGCGAGGCGTAGCCTTCGATCGCCAAGGTGCTCATTTCCCCTCCAACCGCCGCTCAATCCGCTCCACCGCCGCCGCCGTCGCCTCGCCCTGGACCTCCAACCGCGCCAGCCGTTCGGCGACCAGCCTCTGTTCCCCGACCCGCTGCTCCAGCGTCGCGATCCGCGCCGCGGCGCCCCCCGCCCAGACCAGGCCGCCCACCGTCTGCACGACCACGGCGATCAGCAACGCCGTCGGCACGCGCCGGATTTGATGTTCGGTCACGCCCCCACCCCCGCCATCCGCCGACGCTCTTCGTCGGTCAGGAAGCTCGCCCCCTCCAGCCGCGCCCACAGGGCGTCCCGCTCGGGGTGCAACGCCGCCACCGCCTCCAGGTCCGCCCGCACCTCGCACCCGGCGAACCGCTCGCCCAGCCAGCCCGTCATCGCCCCCGCCGCCTTCCGCACCAGCGGGATCACCGTCTGTCGCCAGAAGGCCGCATTGGCCTCGCGGTAGTTGGCGTAGGTCGCGTCCCCCGGTATCCCCAGCAGCTGCGGCGGCACCCCGAACGCCAGGGCGATCTCGCGCGCCGCCGCATGTTTGCCGGCCGTGAAATCCATCTCCGCCGGCGTCAGGCTCAGCGGCTTCCAGTCCATCCCGCCTTCCAGCAGGATCGGCCGCCCGGCGTTCGTCGCCCCGGCATAGACGTTCGACAGCTGATCCTTCAGCGCCTCGAACTGCCCGTCCGTCAGCCGCTCGCCGTTGCGCGCCCCATAGACCAGCGCCCCCGACGGCCGCGCCGCATTGTCCAGCAGGGCCTTGTTCCAGGCGCCCGCCGCATTGTGCGCATCGACCCCCTGCGCCGCCGCCTCCATCGGCGACAGCCCGTACCAGTCGTCCAGCGGGTGCCACAGCTTCAGGTGCATCACCGGCGCCCAGCCGTCCGCCGCCCGCCCGATCCGAACCGACCGTCCGTCCACGGAATAATCCCACGCCTCGGGCCAGCCCGACCGGCCGGGCACCACCTTCACCCGGTCCGACCGCAGCGCCCACAGCTCGTCCGGCGCCCCGTCCCCGTCCGCATCTCCGGTCGCCTCGACATAGGCGTTGCCCGACACTTGCAGCGCGCCATAGACCGCCTCCATCAGCTCCGCCCCCGACTGCTCGGGATTGGGCCGTCGGATCAGTTTCGCCAGCGGATGCGCCTCGTCGCGCGCCCCGTCCACGAACACCGCGAACGGCGCAGCCGCCGCCGCCTCGGCGATCATGCGGATGCAGCGATAGGCCACCGCATTCTTCTGATACCCCTCGCGCGCCAGGCTGGCGTAGTCGTTGGGCGTCCACCTGGGCCGCCCCACCCCCGACAAGGCGATCACCCCGCCCGCCCGGCTCTCCTTGCCTTCAGGCGCGCCCACGCGCCCCGCCTGGCCGAACGGCCACCGGATCGAAACCATCGCAATCTCCTTTTTATGTCCTCCCCCGCCAGCGGGGGAGGGGGACCGCCAAGCGGTGGAGGGGGCGACGGCGCGCGCTCTGCCAACCGTCTCACACCCAACCCGTTTCCGCCCCCTCCACCCCGCTTCGCGCGGTCCCCCTCCCCCGTGCCGCTACACGGCTCGGGGGAGGATCTTCAAAAGCGGTCGCTCCACCCACAGATGCACCGCAACCCCCGCCACCAGACTGGCGATCACGGTCAGCCCCACCACCGCATCCCCCGGCAGGGCGACCATCCCGCTCTCAAACAGCCTTCCCAGCGCCCGGATGACCAGCACATGGACCAGATAGATCGAATAGGACGCATCCCCCATGAAGGCCGCCGCCCGCCCCAGCCGCCCCGGCGCCCGATCCACCCGCTCCATCCTCACCACGCCGAACACCAGCAGGGCGCTGGGCAACCCCCAGACCGCTGCCCGCCTCAACCCGTTCCACGGATCGTTCAGCGCCCGCACATCGTCGATGCCGCCATAGCCGACGACCAGGCCCAACCCGAAGCCGAGCATCGCCAGAGCGACCGCCCACACCCCAAGCCGACGCGGCGCCGACCGCCACACCCAGGCGATCCCGACGCCCAACAGAAACTCCAGAATGATCGGCGCGCCCCAGAACCTCAGCACCGGCGCCGCCACGACCAATCCGGCCGCCAGCATCGCCGCATAGACCCCGACCAGCCCCCAGCCGACCCGCCGGCCGCCCGCTATGGCCAGGCCGAACCCGGCGTAGAACAGCATTTCGAAACACAGGGTCCACCCCGGTCCCAGCGCCGGAAACGTCATCTCCAGCCCGCTGAACGGCCAGAACAGGAAGGTCGCCACAGCCACCTCTGGGCTCAGCGTCCCGCCCCGCGCCATGCCGATCAGGATCGGCAGCCACAGCAGCCAGTAGATCGGCGCCACCCGTCGAAACCGCCGCCACAGGAAGGCCCCGGTCGCGCCCATGCCCGTCTGACCCTGTGTCGTCGTGGCGATGATGAAGCCGCTGATGACGAAGAACACGTCCACGCCGACGGCGCCGAAGTTCTCCAGCGCCCCGCTGGACAGCACCGTCTCCAGCCCCAGCCGCGTCCCCGCAAGGTCCACGGCATGCGTCACGACCACCGCCGTCGCCGCCGCGAACCGCAGCGCCTGCACCCCGTAAAGCCGCTCCCCCATCCGCCACGGTTACCACTGCGCGAGCGCGCGCGACAACCTCAGATCATCACCCGCGCCCGCACCGCCTCGGCGATCCTCGCCTGTCCCGCCGCATTGGGATGGACGGAATCGAACATCAGCCCGCCGGCGAAGCTGCCGCCGAACAGTGCCGTCCCGTCGATGGGCGCCGCCAGCCCTCGCGTCGCCGCCACCTCGAACACCGCGTCCCGCAACGCGGCTTGCGCGGCATAGCTCGCCTTGCCCTGGGCCGGGTCCGACGGACATCCGGTCATCAGCAGCACGTCCCCCGTCGTCAGGCACCGATCCACCAGCGTCCCCAGCCCGGCCTTGTAGGTCGCGACCGCCGTCCCCGCATTCCAGTCGTTGATCGTCAGACACACGACCGACAGATCAGCCGCCGCCGCCGGGATCGACCCATAGGCCCGATACGGCTGGTCCGTCGTGATCCAGTCCGCGATCCGAGCCCCGCCCCACCCGGCGTTGATCACCCGCGCCCGCTTCACATCTGACCGCCACGCGGCCCCGCCCGCGATGAACACCGCACCGCCCGAGGACCAGCGCACGCTCACCGGCCCGGTCGTCTCGGGAAAGGCTACGGTCGTGACCTCCATCGACGCCGCCTTGGTGGTGTTCACCGTCGCCCGCACCACGCCGTCGGTCTCGACCGTCAGCACCCCCAGCGCCGTGTTCGTTACGGCCCACAGATCGAACCGATCCACTGGCCGGTCCGGCTGAAAGCTCCAAACGCCCGTCGATGAGGCCGCGCCCGAGAACAGCTTGCCGCCCATCCCGGTCAGGGCGTTGACGCCCCACCCGGCGCCCAGGGTCACGCGTGGATCATAGGCGGAATAGCCTCCGCCGGCCCCATCAGCCGCCCCGGCGCCCGCGACCGACGCCGCCGAGGCCGGCAGGCCCCGCCCGCTCATCATAGCCGCCAGCCGCTGGGGCCAGGCGCTCGCCCGACCGTTCGGCGTCCAGCCGCCGGAGACCGCGCCATAGCCTTGGGTCACGCTGTCGCCGATGCACAGCAGCCGCGCCTCGCGCCCGCCCGCCTGCATCGTCCTGACCGCCGCCGACCAGACGGGCAGATCGGGCACGGCGAACCGCGACCTCCCCAGCACCCCGCCCGGCGCCGCCGTCGCCGCTCCGATCTCGAGACCCGACATCAGTCGAAGGCCGCCACGATCTGCGTCGCCGTCGTCCCGGTCGCCAGCACCCGGCGCACCTGCACCGGCAACCATCCCACCGGATGGTTGGCGAAGGTCACGGCGTCGCCATCCTCGGCGCCCACCGTCAGCACACGGACATTGCCCGCCCCGCCGACATACAGCGCCTTGGCGTAGGCCGTCAGATCGACCGTATCGCTGGGCGTGACCGCCGCCGCGCGCCTCGCCGGCCCGCCCGCATCGCGCCCATGGTTCAACAATCCGTCCCGCTCGGGAATGGCCGGCATATCGTCTCTCCTGTCGTTGAAATCTTGAGGCTCTAAAGCCCCCGCAATCGCGGTCCCGCCGACTGCGGCCCCAGCATCAGCCGCGTGATCGCCCACACCAGGGCGTCGGCCCGATCCGGGCTGGGTCCGCCCTCGCTGCCCAGCGCCAGCATCTCTTCCTCCAGCGCCGGGAAGGCGTCGCAGTGAACCACGCGCCCCTGTTCATAGAGCAGGGCCACCGGCTCGGCCCGCGCCGCCTTGGACCGCGAAGCGTGGACCATCTCGATCCGGCAAGGACAGGCGCTGATGGCCAGGACCGAGCGCACCATGTCGCCGCCCTGATTGCTCTCGGCGACTACCTCATGCGCGCCGAATTCGTGTGCGGCCGCGCTGACCGCCCCGCCCCAGCTCTGCGGCGAGCGCCCCTGCACCGTCCGGTCCGCCAGCACGAAGGCCTGGCGATCCTTTCGTCCCACCACAACGATGCCGCAGGCGTCTCCGGTCGCGGTCGCGGGCGGATCGACCGCCACGACGATCCGGTCCAGTTCGACCGGCCGCGCGCCCCTGGCCCGTTTCAGGTCCGCGATGTGGAACAGGGCGCCCTCGCCCTCGACCACCACGCCTTCCAGCTCCTGGGCCGCCAGCCGCGTCCCGCCATAGACGTCGTTCAGATGCGCCAGAAAGCCGGGCGACAGGTTCTGCGCGTTCAGCGCCGTCGCCGCCCGTTCCGTCACCGTTCCGGCCTCGGCCATCAACCGCCTCAGCGCCGGGATCGGCCGGGGCGTCGTGGTCACCGCCAGCAGCGGCGAGGCCCCCAGCCGCAGTCCGAACCTCAGGTTCGACAGCACCATCTCCGGCCGTCGCCAGGCGCAGAATTCGTCTGCCCAGGCCGCGTGAAACTGCGGCCCCCTCAGACTGTCGGGATCCTCGGCCGAAAACGCATAGGCCGCCGACTGATTGCCCCACACCAGCCGACGCCGCCCCGCCTCCCAGCGCGGCCGATCGCCCGGCTCCGCCAGCGCCTTGATGCCCGACGCCCCCTCCACCATCACCTCGCGCACGTCGTGCAGGGCGGGGCCGACCAGGGCCAGGGTGATGCCGGGCAGCTTTCGCGCCATCTTGTCGATCCAGACGGACCCGGCGAACGTCTTTCCCGATCCCCGGCCGCCCAGCAGCAGCCAGGTCTTCAGGTCGTCATCCGTTGGCGAACACTGATGCTTCGCCAC